GTTAGTCTGTTTGCACAATTTGCTATGTTACTAAACTACCAACTACACAATAAGTACAAAGGTATGTGTCAGATGGTAACATGGAGTATCAGGGATGAAGAACTACATGTACAATCTAATAGCTGGCTATTCAATCAATTCATTAAAGAGAATCCTGAGATATGGGATGACTCATTAAAGAAAGTTATTTATGGGGCAGCTAGACAAATTGTAAGAAATGAGAAAGAGTTACTAGACTACTTATACACTAATGGTACTTATACTATATCAAAAAATGATATGAAAAAGTACATTGAATATATCACAGACAGAAGATTACTAGGTATAGGTCTTAAAGGTAACTTTAAAGTTAAACATAATCCACTTAGTTGGTTAGAAGATATACTTAATACTGTAGAGTTTAGTAACTTCTTTGAGCAAAGGTCTACAGAGTACTCAAAAGGACAGCTACAAGGGAGTTGGAATGAGTTGAAAAATAAATCTATGCTATAATACACTACCATAGTGGGAAAAGGAAAAGAATAAATACTATTATATAATATATACTATATAATATTACTAATATAATAATATTAATATTAAATATATAATACTACGTATAAAGATATTTAAATAAATAATTATATTAATATATACATACTATATATAGTTACTTTGTAAGAGAGTAGTGTAGTAGTATCCTTTTCTAAACTTTGATATGGTTGCGCAACTATATTGACAGAGGAGTTAATATGAATTTACAATTAGTACCTAGTACTACTATTGATTTGATTAAGTGGCTTGAAGAAATATACCCTGATGTGTTTGAAACAGATGCTTCATTTGTAGGAACACCAGAGTATTGGAAAAAAGCAGGTATCATTGAGTTAATACAAAAATTAAAGATTAAGGCTAGTAATAATACTATTCCTTTGAAAGGTTGATATATGGGCGGAGGTGGAGGTTTCTTAGGAGACGTTTTTAGTGCAGTAGGTGATATTGTTAGTGTAGCTACATTAGGACTTATTGATAATCCATTTAAAGTAAAGAGTCCAGATGCTCCTAGTAGTCCTAGTAATATGACATCTGAAACAGGTGCTGTTGTAGGACAAGGTGAAGGTAAGACATTTGATATCTCTGAACAAGATAAACAAAGAGGTGCAGTTACTAAGAAAAGACTTGGTACTAAGCAACTACAGATTCCATTAGCTAATCAATCTGCTGCTGCTGGAATTAATATTGGAGCTACCACAGGTAGTACAGGTGTTAATGTATAATGAACAAAGAACAGCTAAAACAACAATATGGTGATGCTGTTTCTGTATTCAATAGACTAGATAGGACTAAGGGGAGTAAGAATAGAATGTGGGAACAGTGTAGTGAATTAACACTACCTTACCTATATCCTGCAGATGGACATACAGAAGATTCTACTTTAAATGTACCTTATAATTCTATTGGTCCTTCTGCTGTTAATAACTTAGCTAGTAAGCTACTATTAGCACTACTTCCTCCTACTGGTAACTTCTTCAGACTCGTACCTTACACAGAAGAAATTAATAAACTATCTACTGAAGAGAAACAACTATTAGATAAAGAACTTAGTACACTTGAACAGGATATTAATATGCTTATTAGTGTTCAAGCTTTAAGAGTTCCATTATTTGAAGCTGTTAAACTCTTAATTGTTACAGGTAATGCACTTGTATACAAAGTTAATGGTGGTAGTTTTAAAGTATATAATCCTAGATACTATTGTGTAGAAAGGGATTATATCGGTAATACTACTAGTATTATTATTAAAGAGAAAATTGATACTAGACTATTACCTGCTGAGTTTCAGAAGAATGAGAAAAAAGAAGGTGAGGAAGAAGAAGTAGAAGAAGAAACTATCTATACTTGTATCTACAGAAAAGATACTACTAATTGGGTAGCTTATCAAGAAGTAGATGGGGTGATATTAGATAGTACTATTGTTGAATATAAAACAGAAACATTACCTTACATACCATTAAGATGGACTAATATTCATAATGAAGATTATGGTAGAGGATTGGTAGAACAATACATAGGTGATCTAAGGAGTCTTGAAGGGCTTACCCAAATGATTGTTGAAGGTGGTAGTATACTTGCTAAGACTATCTTTGGACTTAGACCAGCTAGTAGTACACAACTACAAGATTTGAACAATGCATACAATGGAGACTTTATTGTAGGTGATCTTGAAAAAGATGTAACTGTACTTAGAGTAGACAAAGGTGCAGACTTTAATATTCCATTCCAACTTATCCAGAATATTGAACAAAGGTTAGGTAAAGCTTTCCTTATGTTTACTAGTGCTATTAGAGATAGTGAGAGAACTACAAGTGCAGAAGTAAGAGCTACATCTGCTGAACTTGAAGCTACACTTGGTGGTACATATTCAGTACTTGCACAAGACTTACAACTACCTCTACTAAGAATACTATTAAATGAGGTAGAACCTAGAGCACTTAAAATTACTATGCCTAGTATTGTAACAGGTGCATCAGCTATCTCAAGGGAAAGAGATCTACAGAACTTAAACTATATGCTACAATCATTAGCACAGTTTGGACCTGAGTTAATTTCACAGTATCTAAACATTGATAGTTATATTACTGAGATGAGTACTTCATTAGGACTAGACCCTAATAAGTTAGTTAAGTCAACTGAACAAAGACAGGCTGAACAACAACAAGCTATGCAACAGCAACAAGCTATGATGCAACAAGAAGCTGCCCTTAAACAACAACCACAACAAGGAGGAATGTAATGAGTAGTGTAGTTATGACATACCCAGAGTATGAAGCTAGTCAAAAGAAAAAAGAAACTAAACCAGTAGAAGTAAAAGAGGAAGCAACTAATGGAACAACAAGTAAACGAACAGTCAATAATTCTAAGTGAAGAAGAAATTAATACTACTCTAGCTAATGAAGCAGAAGTAGTAGATGAGGTACAGCTACCATCTGAACAAACTGAAGATGAGTATGCTGGGCTATCAAAAGAAGAACTAATTGCTAAACTAAAAGAGAAGCAAGAAGCTCCTAAAGAAGAGACTACTGAAGAAGTACCTACTGCTATTGTAGAAGAATTCTCTAAGAGATTTTCAGAAAATAGTGGTAGTTTTACTGAAAAGGATTATGCTGACTTAGAAGCTAAAGGATACTCTAAAGAGTTTGTAGATACCTACATTGAAGGTGCAAAAGCTAAAGAGAAAGCATACTATGAAGATCTCCTAAAACCTTATGGTACTATGGAAGAGTATGCTGAAGCTATTGTCTATGCTCAAACAGCATGGGATGCTACACAAATCAAAGCATTTAATGATGCATTACGTAAAGCAGATGCTAGTACTACTAGTGTACTTGTATCATCTCTTATGAAGGAGTTCAAATCAAGTAAAGTTAAACCAACTGAAAATGGACCTATCACTAATACTAGACAACCTTCCTCACAAGGAACTAGAGGTTATGAAACTAAAAGTGATATGACTAAAGATATGAATGATTCTAGGTATGGTAAAGATCCTAGTTATACTGCTAAAGTAGAAGAGAAGCTCTTAGCTACTGATATGAATGCATGGTATGCAGGGGTAAGTAAGGGGTATTAGTACTAGTACTATTCCTCTAAGGTTCATTGGTGCATAGTAGCCTCCTCTCTGCTATGTACTACTGAGCCTTAGAGAATATACTACTAAGACTTGAGTACTTAAGTTATATGGTGATTACTGGATAATCTAACAACTATTATAAAATAATAATATAAGGAAACAAACAATATGGCATTCACTCCAATTTATCAAGGGCAAAACGCAGGTACAGGTGATACCCGTGCTAAGTTCTTAAAACTATTTACTGGTGAAGTTCTTGCAGCTTTCGCTAAGAAAAACATTGCATTAGGTCTTGTCAAGACTCGTACTATCTCAGGAGGTAAATCAGCTCAGTTTATCACAACAGGAAGAGCAGACCCTGCTGGTGTTCTTGCACACACTGCTGGTACAGATGTTACTACTTCTGTATTGAAAACTAATGAGCGTGTTATTACTATTGACTCACGTTACTACTACTCTTCTTTCTTGGATGATCTTGAAAGTAAACTATCTCAATTTGAGATCCGTGGGGAGTTGGCTAAACAACATGCTGAAGTTCTTGCAACTAAGATTGATAAAGCAATCTTCCAAGGTGTATATGACACTGCTGCTGTAGCTCCACAAGATGGACAATCTGCTGCTATCACTGTTACTAATGCTTCTATCCTTACTGGGTTGACTGCTGAAGCTAAAGGTGATGCTGTTATTGATGCACTCTTCTCTGCACAAGCTAGTCTTGATGCAAATGATGTACCTATGGAAGGACGTGTATTTGTTACTAAACCAGTACACTACTACAATGTTGTACAATCACACAAAGCAGTAAACCGTGACTTCAATGGTATGGATAATGGTTCTATTGCTGGTGGGCGTGTTATGGAGATTGCTGGTCTTAGCATCATCCAAACAAACCACTTGCCTGTTATTGCAGGTACTGTAGCAACAGATAAACTTGTTGGTATGATCTTTACTCCTGATGTATATGGTGTAGTTAAAGCAATGGAGATCACTTCTGAGGAAAACTATATTCCTGAGAAACTTGGTTCATTGTTGACTTCATACTATGCAATGGGTATGGGTTCATTGAATCCTTCTTCTTTGGCTATTGTCTACGGAGAATGATTTTTAGGTCTCTCTTAGGAGGGACCATTAAAGTTATTAAATAAAATTAAAGGAATTAATATGGCTGATATTTATGAAGATACATCTCTGTATGCTGCTAATAAGTTGGGGATGGTAAACCAGTGTCTAATAGGTATTGGTCAAAGACCTTTACCAGAAGGAACAATTCTAGAAGATCTAACACTAGGTTCTGATGGACAGATTGCTAAAGACATTGTAGCATACACTATGAAGGAAGTACTAACTAGAGGATGGTACTTTAACACTGATAAGAATTTTAAGTTAATTCCAGACAGTTTTAACTTTATTGCAGTACCACCTAATCTACTTAGATTTGATGTAGGTAGTACTAGTAATAGAGGTAAGCTTATTCTTAAAGGTAATAAACTCTACAATAGAGAAACACAAGACTTTCAATTCACAGAACCTGTATATGGTGATACTGTATGGTTAGTAGATTATGAAAACTTACCTATTACTGCTTATCAATATATTTCATTAAGAGCTTCTAGAGTATTTCAACAAAGGGTTATAGGTAGTAAAGAGTTATACACTTATACTGCACAGGATGAAGTTGATGCTTTAGCTAACCTACAAAGAGAAGAGCTTCAGTATGAGGATTATAATATGATTGATAGTAGAGTAACATATAGATTAGTTAATCCTAAATGGGGGATGTAGAACATGGGGACTTTAGTCAATCACACCTTACAAAACTTAACAGGTGGTGTATCTCAACAGTTTGATGAAGGAATATTTGAAGTACAAGTAAGAGAACTTATAAACTGTGTTCCTAGTATCAGTAGAGGTATCCTTAGAAGAAATCCTATTACAGATGGTACATTACTTAGTACTTACTTAACATCTAATGACTACTACATCTATGCTTATGATAGAGGTACAGCTAATGAACAATACACTATATTTCTAGGTAATGGAAGTTGGTATGTATTTAATATTAATACTAAAACACTGATATCTAGTGGTACTAATAGTTATCTTAATCTACCTACTGGTATCTCTCCTAAAGAAGCATTTAGTTTAGTAACTATAGGTGACTTTACTTTTATAGCTAACAAATATGTACAAGTACAGATGAGTAGTGCAACAGATGGTACTACTAATAGTCATCTAACAACAGGTGTATATTGGATTAAACGCCCATCACAAGTACAAACTGCTACTAATACAGTAGGTGCTACTACAGATACTCAAACATCTGGTGTACTTCTAGAAGGATATAAATATGGTCTTATGGGTCAAGAAGTGTTTGCTACTAGAGATACTAGATCAGGTGGATCAGGTGCAGATTTACTAAGAGGTGAACAACTTGCAGCTTCTTTAGCAGCTAAACTAGGCTACAGTACTTATGGCACATTTGTATATAAGGCAGGTCTAAGTAGTGCAACATCTTGGGATTGGTTTGATTCAGCAGGTAATGAAGCTTCATATGGATTTAAAGGTATAGTAGAAAGAAGTGATAAACTTCCAGATGAGATGCCTTCTGCTCTTATCAATACTATAGTGAATGTATCTCAAGGTACTGGTGATGGACTAGATGACTACTGGTTAAAGTACACAGGAGACACTTGGGTAGAAACAAGAAAAGATGGTATGCAGAATACAATAGCAGCTAATACTATGCCACATGTTATTATTAGAGGTAGTGATAATCTATTCTACTTTAAACAATATACTTCTACAGATATAGTAACAGTCTCTGGAGCTTCTGCAAATGGATGGTTAAGTAGACAAGTAGGAGATGAAGCTTCTGCCCCTATCCCATCTTTTATTGGTAGTTATATTAATCAAGTATTCTTCCATAAGAATAGATTAGGTGTTATATCTAAGGATAGTATTACCTTATCTGAGAATGGGGAGTATGGAAATTTCTTTAATACTACAGTCCGCACACTACTAGATACTGATCCTATTGATTTGACTATTGCATCAACTGACATCTCATTGATTCATTCTGTAGTATCCACTAACTCAGCTCTAATACTTTTCTCAGATGATACACAGTTTGTATTATCATCTGGACAACAACCTTTAACTCCTACATCTGCTAATATTGAAGTTGTATCAAGATATAACTGTAGTAATAAATGTCAGCCTAGAGCTATTGGTAATAAGATTTATTTTGTATCAGAGTCTGGTGGTTATAGCCAACTGTTTATGTATAACATTTCAGAAGGTTACAGTATTACAGAAGCTAATCAAGTAACACAGCACATTCCTTCATACCTACCAAAGAGTATTAGGTATATAACAGGACATAGTGTATTAGGTTATACCTTTATGTGGTCTGAAGAAACTCCTAATACAATATATGTATATAACTTAAGTATTGTAGGTAATCAGATTGCACAATCAGCTTTCCATAAATGGGAGTTTGAGTATGATGTTGTAGGTATTAATATTATTAATAATAACCTTAATGTAGTACTAAGAGACTCTATAAACAATAAATACTACTTAGGTAATATTACTTTAGAGATTTCAGGTACTCCTCAATTAGTAACATACACAGATACTATTGGTACTACTACATTTAATTATGAATCCTCTTTAGAATTTTCTAAGTGGTATATTAAAGATGGTAACAATAATGGTACTAAAGCAGGTAGATTACAAATCCGCACACTACAGTATACTTTATCAAAAGAGAGTCAATATAGTACTTATATTGTATCTGATGATGGTTATATTAGTACTGATATAGGTACTTGGGTAGATGATGGTGTATGGGATGATACAGAAGTATGGACTGATAGTGTACAATATTATACTGTAGTAATAGATAATAACCCTAAAGTACAAGTATTAGGTAATAGTGATAATACTATTATTACATTTAAACAAGATAGAAACAATCCTACTAAAGGATTTGAATTATCAACAGCTAATTTCGAAGGATTTTTTCATCAAAGAAGTCGAAGATATTAATAAATAAAGGATAGATATGGTTTCCTCAAAGACCTTTTTAAACACAGATGGACTCACTAAAAGATTTTTGAGTGATTTCATCATCAAGTCTGAACAGCATTGTAGAGTATATGTTTACACAACAGACATACCTACATCAGCTGATTTAGTAACACTAGACTATTGGGACTTAGTAGATAATAGTATTATTTTTTATACAGCTCCAACAGTAGGTAGTAATGTTGCTATTGAAGTAGCTACTACACCAGAAGAGTTTGGTGAGATTATGGTATTACCTTTAGTAGAGTTAGCTGAACAATATGCTAATGATGCTCAAGCTTCTGCTACATCTTCTGCGACTAGTGCTACTAATAGTTTAAATAGTGCTACAGCTTCTGCTAATAGTGCTACAGCTTCTGCTAATAGTGCTACAGCTTCTGCTAATAGTGCTATAGCTTCTGCTAATAGTGCAAATAATAGTGCTACTAGTGCTACTAGTGCAGA